ATAACGCACAACCCGGAGACTGGCCGTCAGTACAGCTTTTCGGACCACGGCGGGCACTTCCAGGGCAGCATCGACGGCGCCGTTCTTGGGCTCGTCCAGGCGTCGAAGACGTGGCATCTCTGGGAGCACAAGCAAGTCGGCGACAAGGCGCTGGACGAGCTGGAAAAGCTCAAGCGCACCTACGGCGAGAAGGCCGCGCTCAAGCGGTGGCGGTCGGTCTACTACGCCCAAGCCGTGCTCTACATGCACTACGCCGGCCTTGATCGGCACTATCTGACAGCGGCGTCGCCCGGTGGCCGGCGCACGGTGTCGGTGCGAACCGAGGCCGACGAGACCGAGGCGCAACGTCTGATCGCGCAAGCCAAGCGCATCATCGACGCCCAGCACCCGCCGGCGAAGATCAGCGAGCGTCCGGACTGGTGGCAGTGCCGCATGTGCCAGCACTGGTCGGTCTGTCACGGCGGACAGCTGCCGCAGGCGAATTGCCGGACGTGTCTTTTCAGTACACCGGTCGAAGGCGGCTGGCACTGTGCGCGGTGGGACAAGGCGCTGACCGTCGAGCAGCAGCGCGAAGGGTGCCCGGCGCACTTGTATATCCCGTCGCTGGTGCCGGGTGAGCAGGAAGACGCTGGCGAGGATTGGGTGTCTTACCGGATGCCGGACGGCAGTATTTGGACGGATGGGGTGGCGTGATGAAAGATAAACCACGCATCGTGTCTTGGTTTAGCTGCGGCGCTGCCAGCGCGGTGGCGACCAAGCTGGCCATTCGAGAGTGTGGCGACCGCGTGGTGCCGGCGTATTGCGACCCGGGCGCGGAAGATGCGGACAACGATCGCTTTCTGCGTGACTGCGAAGAGTGGTTCGGCGTTCCGGTCCAGCGTCTCAAGTCGGACAAGTACAACGACGTCGAAGAAGTCTGGCAGCACCGTCGGTTCATGGCCGGTATCAGCGGTGCGCCCTGCACCGCCGAAATGAAGGTGGCGCCGCGCGTGGACTTCCAGCGCGTCGATGACGTGCATGTGTTCGGCTACACAGCGGACAGCAACGATGTAGCCCGTGCCGACCGGATGCGGCAGACGTTCTTTGAGCTTTCCATCTGGACGCCGCTCATTGAGCGCGGGCTCACAAAGGCCGCTTGTCGCGATTTGCTGATGCGCGCTGGTGTGCAAGAGCCGCGCACTTACGCGCTAGGGTTCCCGAACGCCAATTGCATCGGCTGCCCGAAGGCCACGAGCCCGGCTTATTGGGCGCTGGTTCGCAAGCACTACCCTGAAACTTTTGAACGCCGCGCGAAGTTAAGCCGCGAGCTTGGCGCCCGGTTGGCGCGCGTGAATGGCGAGCGCGTGTTCATAGACGAGATACCGGACGACCAGCCGACAAGCCAAGCCGAAGCGCCTGCGTGCGACTTTCTGTGCGCTATGGCGGCGCAGGATTTGGAAAGCCTAGAATAACCATGCACCTCCGCAACTACCAGCGTCAGGCGATCGACGCGCTTTACCACTGGTTCAACACGTGCAGCGGCAACCCGCTCTTGGTCCTGCCAACTGGCACCGGCAAGTCGCTCGTGCTCTCTGCGTTCTGCCAGGAAGCGATCGAGGCCTATCCGCAAACGCGCATCGTCGTCCTGACGCACGTTCGCGAGCTGATCCAGCAGAACGTGCAGGAGATGCTGCGGTTGTGGCCGGAGGCGCCGGTCGGGATCTATTCGGCCGGGCTCGGCAAGCGGCAGATCGGCGCTCAGGTTCTGTTCGCCGGCATCCAGAGCATCCACAAGCGCGCCTACGAAGTGCAACAGGCCGACCTGGTGCTGGTTGACGAGGCGCATCTGATCCCGCGCAACAGCGACACCATGTACCGGCGGTTTTTGGACAAGCTCCAGGAGATCAACCCGGACATGAAGATCGTCGGCCTGACCGCGACGCCCTACCGGCTCGACAGCGGCCGGCTGGACCGCGGGCAGGGTGCGTTCTTTCAGGGCATCGCGTTCGACTACAGCATCGCGCGGGCGATCGACGAAGGCTACCTGGCGCCAGTTTCGACCAAGCGCACCGAGACGCAGCTGGACGTGTCGGACGTGGGCAAGCGGGGCGGTGACTTCGTGCCGTCGCAGCTTGAGCGCGCGGTCGATCAGGACAGCACCACCGCCGCCGCCGTGCAGGAGATCGTTGCGCACGGCCAGAGCCGCCGGTCCTGGCTGATATTCTGCTCCGGCGTCGATCACGCGCACCACGTCCGCGACGCCGTGCGGCAGGCAGGTTACCCAGCCGAGTCCGTGACCGGTGAGACACCCAAGGCCGAACGCGACCGAGCCATTCGAGACTTTAAGGCCGGCCGGCTCCGCTGCTTGACGAACGCTAACGTGTTGACGACCGGGTTCAACTCGCCACAAGTTGACCTGCTCGCCATGCTTCGGCCGACGCAGAGCACCGGGCTCTACGTCCAGATGGTCGGCCGCGGCACGCGACGCGCGGACGGCAAGACCGACTGCCTCGTGCTCGACTTTGCCGGCAACATTGACCGGCACGGCCCGATCGACAACGTCAACCCGTCGTCGCCGCCGTCTGCCGACGGTGACGGCGAGGCGCCGGTCAAGACGTGCGAGAGCTGCGACATGGTCGTGCACGCGAGCGTGCGCGAGTGCCCGCACTGCGGCCACGAGTTCCCAGAGCCGCAGCCCGAACTCCAGGCGCGCGCCAGCAAGGCCGCGATCCTGTCGAGCCAGATTGAAGCCGAGTGGGTGCCGGTCATGCACGTCGCCTACCGGCGCCATCAAAAGCCCGGCAAGCCGGATTCCATGCGCGTCGAATACGTCTGTGGGCTCGCCACGCACCGCGAGTGGGTGTGCTTGGAACACGGCGGCTTCCCGCGGGAGAAAGCGGTCAAATGGTGGCGACGGCGCTTGCCCGGCAGCCGCGTGCCGACCACGACTGGCGAGGCCTTGAACCGCGCCGAGCAGGAGTTGCCGAAGCCGGCGCAGATCGCGGTCAAGCCGAGCGGCAAGCATACGGAGATCGTCGACGCCTGGTTTGAAGATGATCTGCAGCGTCTGCCGGCGTAGCGCGCGCGGTCTCGCTTACGACCCGCGCTTGGCGCGAGTGCCCGGGCGCTTCGGCCGGGCGTGCAGCCTAACGTGCCTCGACATATTAGTAAGGAACAAAGGGATGGTGGATCCGACACCGAACGAACAGGACGCCCTTGAGGCCGCAAGCCAGACGGCCGGCGAATACCTTGAGAGCCTTGGCAAGACGGATCTGGCGCAGCTTGAGCGCGAGGAGTGGGAGAGCCTGATCGAGAGCGTGGTCACCGGCTACGCCGATCGGCTGCGCGAGCTTGCGGACCAGGACGAGCAGAAGCTGCGCCGGTTGAAGGATCACGAGCAGGAAAGGGTGCCGAGTTGATGGACCTCGCCCGACAATACCTTTACGAATGCCTCCGCCGCCGCGACGGCGATTTAGCCAAGGCCGCCGCCGATTTGGCCGAGACGTGCGCGGGGCTGCACCAGGCCGGCAGCGCCGGATACCGGCGGGACCGGCCGACACGGGCGCCGGAGTGGCGCGGCAAGCCGCAACATGAGCCGCTTGGCGTGGAAGCCGAGCGCGCGGACCCGAAGCCGGAGAGTGGACGATGACCGACAAGAAAGACGAGCGTTCCGCCGACGCTGGCGAGCCCAACACCCGCCCGAAGTGCTCGCACACCCGCTTGGTCAAGGACCGCTGTCCGATCTGCGGCCCGCTGGACGACGACAACCGGCCGGTGACGGACGGTGACACGCCGGCGCCGTCTGCGGCTGCGGCGATCCGAGGCGAGCCGTCTTGCTGCTATCTGATCCGAACCGACAAAGGCCTTTGGCGCCCGAAGGCTGCCGGCTACACAAGCAACCCGGCTGAGGCAGGCCGCTACACCTATGAAGATGCGGCCCGGCACACACGCAGCCTTGGCCCAGAGAAGCACGCGGAAATTATTCATGAGCGCGATGCACCGGCTTACGAACGGCCCTGCTGCGCGCGGACGCGGGAAGAAGGTCTCGCCGAAGCGTTTGAGCGGGCGGCACAGGACTGCCGAGGCAAAGCGGCAGACTTCCACGCGCTGGGGGATGACCGCGCCGTGCGCTCCTTCGTTGGGCTGGCGGATTTGTACGAGGGGTTCGTGAAAAAAGCCCGCCGCACGGACGGAGACACCCCATGACCGCGCGCGA